TAAAGGTCCTTTCGTTAATATATAATAACATGTGTATTCAAAACTCATTATATTAGTTATACTATAATAAATAATATAAATAATATAAATAATCAAATAATCAAATAATCGAATAATAAAATAATCAAATAATTAGGTTGCATTTGCACTAGGAACAAATGATTGAGATGGTGTTGGAGATGATTCATTAAATAACCATTTGGTTGATAAATAATACGGATTCGATTGTTTAAGATTGGTGTCTTTATCTATTTTTAGGTTGGGTCCATTGCTAACAATATTATCAATTTCAAATGTCCCAATACTATAATTGAAATATTTTAAATTGGAAATAAATCCATCAAATCCTCCATTTTGACTTACATATACATTATCATAATTTTGTTTAACTGTGTTGTATAATTTTGCACGCTGTACTAATGTACCATTAATAAAGATGTCGACTATATTTTGTGAACTGCATCTTATTATTAAATTTACCCATTTTTTTATGGGCATATCTTTTATTATAATTGTTTGATTATATTTCGTAGTATCATCTATTGGGTCTTTATAAGGAAAAATATCCAAAATAACATGTAATTGCATTGTTAAATTATTAAATTGTCCCTGTCCAGATGGATAATTGCTAGATATATTTGGATCTTCGTTATAAAGATACACACCTGGACCATTTGTAGCAAACGGTTCAGATTGCGAGTTATATCCTCTATTACCTTTTACAAAAACATTTTTGGTATTTTGTGTAGGGAGATATGTTGGATCATTTACATACATCCACGTAGTCCATGTAAATTCTAAACCATTATATTGATCATTGCTTCTGTAAATTGGTTTTGCATTTTTTTGATTCATTGCTTGAGGAATAGATAAAGGAACTTTGGCATCAACCATTCCATCTACTAAAAGTGGTGTTTTTGAAGGTGATAAAAACATAGATATAACCCAATAACCAATATTAAATAATATAACAAAACAAATTATTATTAAAATAATAAAACTAATTTTGGCAACAAAATTATTACTATCTAAATATTCTTTTGAACCATTTACAAAATCCATTTATAATATATATAACATATATAATATAAAAATAACTAAAAAATCTACAATATCTACAATATCTACAATATCTAAAAAATCTACAATATCTAAAAAAAACCACGTTTTTAAATCGTAAAATTAGCTTTTTCAGTATCATATTCATAAAAGCCAACTTTTAATCTGTATTTATTAAGGAAATTACCCATTAAACTTGAATTAATTCCTTCTTTATAAATTGTATACGCTTCTTCGGGGCTTACGCTTGATGCTTGATATCTTACTCGGGTTAAATATCCATCAAAATAATTTGTGTTATTATTTCCTAACCATATATTTTCATTAGTAAATGATTTGTAAAAATTTTGTAAGATGAATGAATTTATTAATTTCCCTTCTAAATAAACATCCATTGTGCGATCATTAATACTCAATATTAGACAATTCCATTTTTGCAATGGAATATTTTCGATTTCATATAAATTAAAATTTTCAACATTATTAGATACTGCGGTGGTGTTAATGCCAATTATTAAATTGTTGGCATATTGGTCTAAATTAATATCTAAACTACACCCATGCCCTACACTTGCTCCATTTGACATTGTTCCAATAATACTGGCAATTTTCTTATAATTACCTAAATTAGATGTATAATTATCGACAAAAAACCATATTGAAAACATAAAATTATTTGATTTATTTACAGGCATCTGGTTGTGAGGAACATATGTTCCACTAATACCTGCACCAGAGACAATTGGGTTTCCCGGCGGATATGCCGGGCCTGTACCACCTATTCCTCCCCCTTTTACGGTCTGTGCTTTTATTAATTTATCATATAAAATATTGCTTTGAAAAAAGAAATGATTTAATATGACAATAACTATAACTGCTACAATTACAATAATTAATATATTTATTAATAATGTCATAATTTCTTATATAATTATACAAGAAATTATATTTGAAACTTTTAAAAATCATTTTTTAAAAATCATTTTTTTATCGTTTTTCCTTTTATTTTAGAACAGTATTTAAAAATCGTATTTTATTTAATGACAAAGGGTCACTAAAATATGTGACTTCCTTTATTCCTCCGGCTAAACCATTTTTACTTCCCACATATATTTTTGAATAATCCATAAATGGAGCCAATTGCGATTCAGATGCTCGCAATACTCCATCTATAAAAACATCTACAGTACCACTTTTATAATTTATTACTATATTCATCCATTTTTGATATTTTATATCATTCGTTACGTAAATTGTTCTCTCTAAATTAGTTATATCTTTACAAATAAATTTTAATTCTTGGTCGATTCCATTAAAAACTATTTTTGGTTTACTTGCATAATCAAATATAACTGTATCTTTTACATATGCAACACCGGTATTAATTGGTTGAGGATTTAAATACAGAAAGAAACTAATTCCATAATTATAATCGTAAACATATCTTTGACTATCTTTATTATTAACAGTTAATTCTGTTTGGATATTAACTGCTGGTTTTTTTACATTAAATTTATTTTTAGAAAAATTATAATCACCATAATTTGGTTCATCTTTAAATAACGACCATTTATATTGTTCTATTTTTTGTTTGTAGATTTTATTTTTTTGCACGTTTTGATATGTACCTACTTCATACTTTTTATTTAAATATTGTGGTCCTTTTAATAGAACCTTACCATCGTGCACGTTTAAATGTGTAAATAAAAACGGAATAATGAAAAAAATTAAAATTATAATAATTTCAATAATTAATAATATCCATACTGTTGGGATAGTTGCTTGAATTTCATCTTTAATTACCTCTATTAATATAACCAACAAACACGGAATTATAAAAATAAATTCCATTAAAAATTTCAATATTCTTTCTAGAATATTCAAATCTCCCGTTTTATAATTTATCATTCTATCAATTTCTTCCTTTGCCAAAATATAGATTATTCCGAGAATAATTGAAACAAAATTCAATACTAGAAAAATATTAAATACAAATTGTAATGCTGAATAATGTTTTAATCCCCATAAAAAGAATGATAAAAGTAATATAATTATACCAATTATACCTAAAACAACACCGACTTTAAAGAAAAAATTGAATAAAGGTACTCCCATTTTATTTTTAATTTTTTCCTCATCTAAAGAAAAAATATTTAGATTATCGTTGTAAAATTTATCGCGATGATATAAAAAATAGAAAAATAATAATAGAAATAGAAAAATAATTAAAATATAGATTTGATTGTTTTTATGAGAGAAAAACCAGCTTTCTTGTAATTTTTCTTTGTCGAACAAATTTTTTTCGAAAAATTGAGCATCATTAAATGCATATACTAAATATATTGCTATCATTATTCCAAATATAATTCCTCCATAAACATATGCATTATTGACTAGTGAAATTAATATATCATCAAATAAATCCGACATATATAATTACAATCTATAAAGATTATAATTATTGTAATCTTTGTAATCTTTGTAATCTTTGTATTTAATGGGAATTTGAGGTGTATATATTCGGATCTATAGATTTTCTAGAGCGGTTTTTTTTCCATGACAATCGCGACATAATGCTTCTAAATTATCGATTCCATTAGATCCACCATATTCTAATTTTATTACATGATCTACCTCGAACCATGCTGGCAATTGTGTTTGGCAATGTTTGCAATGCCACCCCTGCTCTGATGCAACATATTTCTTTTTTGTTTCGCTAACACTGCGTTTAGTTTTTGATTTGTTAGTTCCTCCTCCTCCTCCTCCTCCCCCAGTCGCTCCCCCAGTCGCTCCCCCAGTCGCTTTTCCAGAGGTCAATACCCGTCGTTGGTTTGTTGTTAAATTATTGTATCGATTTCCATAATTATTATTAATATTTCCATTATATATGTCTGATAAACCTCGGTTTTGCATTTGAGTTGTTTGCATGGTCGATTTTGTGAAATCTATTAATGGCATCATGATATTTTGTGTATTGCGATCGATTGGCATGAATTTAACATATGAATTGGCATTCTTACATAAATCATGAATATGATGAGGATTTTTTTTTAGCATTAAATAAATACATAATCCGGCGAATGCAAAGAATGCTATTTGATAAAACTTTTTCCATTTTTTTATTATATCTAAAAGTTTTCCATCATAATAGGCATTTGCCACAAAAAATATGGTTACTGCTAATATAAATAATTCTAATTTCATTATATATTCTGGATATTTTTTATCTTCTAGATTTTCTAGATTTTCTCGATTTTCTCAATTTTCTTGATATTTTTTTTTCTGTATTTTTCTATCCTTTATTTACCATTAAAATAGCGATTACGATTAATAGTGCTACGATAACACCGAAAAATATATATTTCTCTCGATTTTTACGTTCATCCTTACGTTTTTCTACTTTTGGAATATAATGTTGATAATATTGTTGTAGGGCCTGCTTATATGTTATTTCTTTTTTCCCCAAATAAAGATTCATTTTA